ACGAGGAAAAGATCGAGATGTTCAGTGGCGAATTCGTCACCAAGAAAGAGCTGCAAGAAAACGCCATGATCAAAGGCCAGTTCATCCGTGAACTGATCGAAGACTTCATCGGTGGCTTCTCGCTGACTCTGCCGGAACCGGATACCACCAAAGTCAAGAACCTGGGCGAGCTGTACCAGCAACAGACGCAGCTTGTGGAAGAAGGCTTGAAGGCATGGGTGTCGGACGACATGATGGACGATTCGATCGTTGGCCCGGAACTCGCTTCGCACGTGCGTATCGCGGCTGCTCAGTTCAAAGCGTACATGCTGCGCGACTGGCAGATCAAGAATGGCATGTTGCCAGAACTGGCGTCACTCACGGCCAAAGGTGAAGATGGTGAGCTCGAAGTTGACATCGCGGAAATCTCGGCGGTGCACAACGACGCCATGATGGATGTGTTGACCACCTTGATCAGTGCCAACAAGAAAGCCAAAGAGAAAGCGGCAAAAACCCTGGAGAAAGCCGGGGTGGGTGGTGGTAGCGATAGCTACGGTAGCGACACCGGCAGCGGTGACAGTGGCGGTAGCGGTGGCTTTGGTGATTCGGGTGGCGACACCGGCGGCGACACCGGTGGTGATGGTGGTTTCGATATGGGCGGTAGCTTCGACTTTGACATGGGTGGCGGTGATACTGGCGGCGACGCTGGTGGAGGCGACACCGGTGGTGAAGCTGGTGGTGACACGGGCTCGGACGATACCAACATGGGTACCGATGACATGGTCAGCCTGAACGACGACGGTAGCGGCGAAGGTAGTGACGAGGGTAGTGAAGGTGACGGTGACGATACCAACACGGAAACCGAAACCAACACCGACGACACGGCCCAGACCGACGACGACGCTGGCAAAGCCGATGAAGAAAAGGCAGCAGAAGAAGCCAAGGCGGCAGAAGAGAAAGCCAAGGCCGATGAAGCAGCCGAGAAGGAAAAACAGAAAGCAGAGGAAGCTGAAGCGAAGAAGAAAGCGGAAGAGGAGCAGAAAGCAAAGTACGCCTCCAAGCCGGACGACGAGCAGACGTAACCAAAAAAAGAAGTCAGGTCATAGTCTCCCCTCTACCCGTTGGGGTAGAGGGGAGGTATGTCGTCAGATTACTTCTCTGTTATTGATTCTTACGGAACAGTTTGGCCCAAACTTCAACGGGAAGCTTGGCTAGTTTACCAGTTGGATCTTTCATGATTCAGTTCAGTGAAGTGGGAATATGGCCGCAGACAAAGCTGTCGGCCGGCGCTTGGGGATTAGTGCGGAACAGGTCGCCAGCAGTGACGTTAAAGACCTCGCCATCGACGTAGTTGACATGTTGGTCACCCGCGATAACTGTCACGCGCTGTACGCCATTACGCAAGAACTCCGAGGCAATGACCCGGACTGCTTCCGACTCATACGCTGCGTCACTAGACGTTACGACGACCCGGATTTCAAACAAGCCGCTAGCCATTATCGTCTCCGAAGTACGGTGACATCAAGATGGGTTCCATCGTAATTTGTTCCGGTTCCGACAACGCGTCTTCATTTTGCAAGATCGTCGTGACGGCTGTGGGAGAAATCACCGAGATAGCTGCGATGAGTTTCGCCACGTCGAGGTTAAGCTGAGGTGCGCACATGAGGGGCTCCCCGGTATGCGGACTGAAGGCCATGACTTCAACCCCGAGTTCAGCGATCCCTTGCTCGACATTTGCCATCACGAAGTCACTCAGTTGTTGCATGTGTTCTGGATAGTCCTTGCCATCGACCGAACGCACTTGGATCTTGATCTGCAAATCTTTCATACATAGTCCTTTCGATGTAAGGGCAAAAAAGATCAGGGAGGGGACAGACCGAAGTCCATCCCACCCCCTGACAAAAATCACCACTTAATCTTCTCTAGCCTTGGGCCTTACTTGACCAGCTTCAGCAGGTAGGTTTCCGGGATCAGCGTGCCCTCGAACACTTCCAGGATGCGGCCATCGACGGTCACGATCAGCTTACGGTCAGCGCCTTGGTCGTTGATGTCCGGATCGAACAGCGACGCGACCAGATCGTACAACACTGCGCTGTGCTGCTTGGTGACGACGTTGCTCACCCCCAGCATGCCGTCGATCAGCAGGTCGTGCGACACCACATTCAGGAACGTGATGCCCACAGTCGGACCGTAGAACGTGAACTGCGGCAGATCCTCGCGGCCTTCCCAGCTTTCCGTCAGCATGCCGCTGGTGAGCGAATCATGCAGTTCACGACCGGCTTCGTCCGTGATGACTGGGGCCGAGAACATGGCCTTGATGCGGGCGCCTTGGCCGTTGATAAAGGCACGGTACAGACGATCGTCGGCACCACGTTTCTTCAGCACGTCCAGCAGGGCGTCGAGGTCGGCCACGAAATCATCAACTTCGATACCGTTGACCGGATCTTGCGACACCGGCAGGATCGACAGGCGATCCGTCAGGATGTCGTTCATCAGCTTGGTCAGCTTCAGCGTGATGTCGGTCAGGAGCGCCGGCGAGGCCGTCGCCGCTGCTGCGCGGATCTTTTCACGCAGTTCGATGTAGCTGCTGCTGTCGCCGAGTTTGTGGATCAGATCGTACTCGCTCTTTTCACCGATGATCGGGGTGAAGATTTGCGCATAGGTCTGGAACACCATCGGCGGGTTCTTGCGGTCGATCTTGGCCAGCATTTCGGTCCGCAGGTCGGTGATGGCCGAGTCCAGGTTGTAGGCTGACAACACGTTCCGCAGACCCATCGCCTCTTCCTGACGCTGGCCTTCCTCATCGACGTTGCGGGCCTCTTCCGCAGCATCGCGGGCACCGTCCTTGATCTGGTGGATGATCTCGGCGTTGTCCGTCACGACCTTCTGGCCTTCGAGCGGCTTGTTGAAGAGCGTGGCGATGTTGTGGCGATCGTAGTTGATGGGGTCCATGTTGGTCTTTGCAGGCTGTGGTTTGGTTTTACCGTCGACAATCGCGTACATCATCTTCACGCGAACCGGGTTGTACAGCATCGGGTGTGGGGTGCCCGAATCCGGATTCCACTTAGTATCTTCCGGATCGACCAGGGACACCGAACCTTGCGGCTGCTGGGCAGCCTGCGGGGCGGCAGGCGGTACCGGTGCCGACGGGGGCATCGGACGCATCTGCTGCGGCGGAGCGACCGGCGCAGGTGGTTGGATCGGCGCGGGCGGCTGACCACCGGTACCGTAATCGCGACCCGTACCGCTGTTACGCGGTTGACCCACCGGTGCACCGTAACCCGGCGTCTGGTAACCCTGCTGGGCTGGCATCGGTGCGCCCGGAGGGGCGTACTGGACCGGCGGCGGATAACCACCAGCCATCGGTGCCGGCGCTGGTGCCATGTTTTGCGACACACCGTTACGCAGGTTGACGATGGCCTTGATTTCGCCGTCGAACATCTGGGCGGCTTGGTCGAAGGTGTAGATGTCTTGCGGTGCGATGTAGCTGCGCAGTGCCGGGAACAGCGCGACTTCGAAATCGGTGCGCAGTTTGACGTAGGTCGGCGCCAAGCGGGCGATCAGGTCCGGATTCTGCTGACCTTGTGCCTTCAGGAAGACGAAGTCCGCGCAGTTCGCCACTTCCTGCCCGAACTCGTTGTTGGCCCAGCTGTTCTTCGACATGTTGTTGTAGAAGTGCATCGACACCGGGCCTTGGGCGTTGCGGGTGATGATGTCGATCATGATCCCGGTCAACCACGGCAAGTACTGATGAATCCACGGCGCGCAGCGGATGTCGAATGCGACCGGTGGCCGGTTCACGTCGATCTGCACCATCGGCGTTTGCGGCGCGTCGGTGCGATATTGAGTTTGTGCGTACATGCTGCTTTTCCTTCTTCTTAGTAGTGGTGATGAATTATGCTTGTTGTTACTTCTTTTCGTCCGTCTTGTCCGCGTGGTCGAACATGGCTTTGACTTCCGCGAGCGCTTGACCGGGCACATACGGCAGACCGTCGGTCTTTTCGATGGATTCACGTTCACCCACCGACTTGTCAGGCACGTTACGCGGTTCCTGCGCGTAACGATCTGCGTTGTTCAGATCACTCAACACCCCGCACGACTTCAGCGGCGCAACGAACGGACGAACCTCCATGTCGATAGGCGGTTTAGGCCAAGGCTGAATGCGAACCGGCGGTTGATCTTCCTCGCCGCGCGTCAGGCGGTTGAACATTTCGATCGCGCGGATCTGGTTATGACTTTCAGCATGATCTTCGAGATGATAATAGCGCTCGATCGATAGCGGGAAGATGTACGCCTCTTCACCACCAATCATCGAGAGGGTCTTGGCGTACGAGTCAATCACCGACATCTGTAAGGACGTCAGCCGGTTGACTTCGTAATAGCCGTTCTCGCCGGTGAGGAGAATGGTGTTGCGTTTTTGCAACAGCTCACGTAGCTCATCGGTAGTGGTACAGCGAACACCCAAAACCAATGCAATCGCGTTCAGATCCAGACCCCCTGGACTGGTTTCTTTGTCACTCATGGTAAATCTCCTTTTTGTTGATTGTTACCTAAATACGGAATACCAAACTTTTTCTTGGCGAATCTGGGTTTCGTTTTAGTTTTGGATAGTGCAGGTATTACAGTTCGATCTTCCGCTGGGCATCGTCGTAGATATCGACGAATTGGGCGTGCCGTTGAATCACGTTGTCCAGCGTCAAGCCCACGAATGGGTTGATGCGGAAGTGACCCGACGGTTGTGACTTCGGCAGGTTGGCGTACCCGCCCACTTCGACCACCGAGATGTGCAACTGATTGATGGGATCGCGCAGTTGCAAACCACCTTTCTTTCGTCCGCCCTTGTTGGTGTGTTGCTGCGGGACGAGGAGACTCGTGATCTTGAACACCTTGTTGTCGCCCGGATAGCTGTTGGCTGACACAGCCCCCGACGATTTGTAGATGTGGAAGATCGCGCCGGTGCGGATCTTGTTGCCGAACACGTGGTTGAACTTGTCCGCAGTCAGGTTCTGTTCTTCGCAGAGTTTCAGCATCTGGAAGCCCAGTTCCATGATCGACTTGCTGATGTCGAACAGGACGAACTGCAGAATGTTCAGTTCCTTGTCGTACATCGACGAGAGTTTGCTGCGGTTGGCCAGCAGCAGCGGATCGAAGTCCTGGATCATGCGGGCGAACAGCTGGTAGACATTATCGACCTGGTACCCGATATTGTTCAGCTGATCTTTGACGATCGGATCGATGTACTCATCGAGCGAACGCATGTGGCTTTCCATCTCTTTCAAGACTTTGCCTTCACCCGAGCCCGGTGCCACGAGGTGCCCCAGAATCAAGATCCACATCCGCCTTTCGTGCCCCAACTTTTCCTGGTCTTGCCGCACCACGTAATTCTGCAGGTGGGCAACACGGTCCGGGAACCGGTCAGCGATGTAGTAGAACGCTCCGATCAGGTTGTGCACCATCGTGTTGTCCGCACCCTTACGGATGGCGATGCGGATCTTGGTCGGCCGGTAGCTCTCGTTACGACGACCACTCGGGTGACCGTTGTGTTCGCTGCGTGAGGTACGGGCGATGTGCCACTCCGAGCTCGGGTACTTTTCCGTCGTGATGTTTTCTGCGTCACCGATCACCACTTCGGTCCCGGCGAACTGGCGGAACGTCTCCAGAATACCGTACTTGCAGAACAGGTAATGGCCGAGGGTGGATTCGGCAATCACACTGTCGGGATCGTTCTTGTCCCGCACCACTTTCTTTTGGTGGATCTTCGACCACACCACGTGCGCGAACGTTTCCACATCGTCGACCCGGAAGTGTTGGCTGATCCGGTTGATGTTGAAACGGGTTTTGATGAGACGCACAAAGATGGTTTTGCGCATCACCGAAATCACACGGTCTGCGAGCACCGGCGAAATGGTGTACAGCGAATCGCTGATCCGGATGAAACCACCATCATCGACCCACGGCAGGTACAGGAACCGGGGCTTCAGTTTGGTGGTCACTTGGCTGCCCGGTGGCGTATACTCGAACTCGTAGCGCATCATGTACACATACGACTTGGCGATATCGAACTGCGAGCGCTGGCTGTTCTTGGTCGACTTCTGGTTATGCCGCTTGGTGGCTTCGCGGTATTCTTCCATCGGGGTACAACGCTTGCCACCCACAAAGCGCAGACCAGGCGGGAACGTGTCCTTGATCGACTCGAACAGCATCCTGATGAAGTTCTCGGATTTGGGGATTTCCGTAACGGCAAACCCGTCGACAACTTTCTTGTTGAACGGGGGCATATCGTCACGAACAAATGCCCGAAGTGATGGGTCCATGTACTGCTCTCCTTTTTGTAGACTCGTACCGCTTAACTGCTCTTGAAGGTCTTCCAGGCCATCAAGATCATCCCTACCGCCGACAGGATCGTGGGTAGGAACTTGATAAATTCCGAAGCATCTTTGCGCTCAGCCGATCGCTCTTCGTATTTATCCTTCATTTGCATCTTCTGCATTTCTGAAAGGTGTTCTTGCTGATTCCTCAGTTCCTTCATTTGGATTTCGGTGGCGCTGCGCTGCGCTTCCATTTCAGCAATGGTGCGTTTGCGTTCTTCTGCTTCGCGTTCCATCGCCAGCTTTTCTTGTTGCCACTCATGCTTTTCTCTAGCAAACTCATGTTCACGTTCTTGCGCTTCGCGTTTGCGATTGCCCGCGATATCGCCATGCGTTTGAGCCAGTTCATAGGTCGCGTACACCCCCAACTCTTTCTCGATGTTGTCGAGCGAGTAAGCCCGCACCTGGATGTCGGTGGAAGTGATGCGACCATTTGACGGCTTACTAGATACAATATACAGACCGTCCGGTCGATTTTTATCACGCTTGGGTACAATCTTGTAAATTTGATTACAAATCGACACGAAACGTTCACCATATTTTCCTAGGTTGTCAATAATTTCTACCCAGAAAACAAAGCCATGCGTGTCTTGTATCTTTTCTGCCGCCTCCACCACTGCCGCTTGGCGTCCATCTACGCTGTGCGGGTGGGCGACATCGAATGGTTCTACACCAAACTTGAACATGGTGTCCAGCTCGTCATGGTAGAAGAGACCACCGTTGTTGTTGAGGTCCGTCTCAGTGAAGGTATACTCCACCACACAGCGCAGTTCATGGGTACGTCCAAAGCGATAGATGTTGTCGTAGACTTGCAAGTACGCTTTGCGGAAGGCATCGAGTTCGCCATAGACATCAGGCAGCTCAGTAAAGTAATTTCGCATCGCCTCAGCGCAGGCTTGCCCCACCACCAACTCTTTCCTTACCACAAACGTTTCATCATGGGCGTACTGGGTACGCACCGGCACGGCTGGGATGTTGAGTTCCAGGTTGGAGCGCATTTTAGCGCGGATGACTTTGCGGGTGTTGTTGATGTAACGGGTGTTGATCTGGAAATGAGAAAGTCCACCCGACTCAGCTTCACCTTGCTTCACACTTGCGATGCGGATTTTACCGTAAAAGGTAACGATGTCTTCTTGTTTCATGGCGGCTATCTCATTCTAATGGTTAGTGCGGGTAGAGTTATCTAGACCCTTGACAGTAGAGTGATATAGTCGTGAAAATAATTAGACTTTTTTTTTTTTGACGGCATACAGCAGGGGCGCGCAGCCCCTGCTGGGTTATGCCTTTGTTCGAGCGCGGGTGTGGGTATAATGGCCAGTTACCATGAAATCCATGGGGATGCAGTTACAGGCGTACTTGTCTGCAACACCCATTTTCCGAGCACGCTTATACGCCATGCCGGTGGTGATACCATCTTCCATCAAACGTTCACCATCTTTGCTGAAGTAACGCACCCCTTTCCAGATCTCGTTCAATTTGTTGGCGACCTCTTGGGCGGCGGTCTTGTCCTCCCACCAACATCCCACGGTGTAAGCCCACGGCGCTTTACCTTCTTGCATGTGGGGTGGCACAAACGCTGCACGGAAATTGGTCAAGCGTTTGTAGGGGATGTGTTTGTTGATCCGGCGGCCTCCTTTGCTGATGCCCGTAACTTCCACGCTTTCGGCGCTTTGGTTGGCACTCAGGAGATACACCTTGGCCCCGGTGCGCAGGGCTTTGTCCGTCTTAACGTTGGCGACAATGCAAAACATGGTGATACCTTTCTCCCATTATGGGGTATGGACTATTTGAAATAGTGCTGGGCATTCGCCCGTTGTTACAAAAGATAAAACTACTTAGTAATTTTTGACGGCATAAAGCAGCCTCCCCCTACCCGAAGGTAGAGGGAAGTAGCCCCAATGCTTGTGCTGAAAGGACAGCTTACAGCCATGGGCTGGGAGGATAGCTGAGCGGTTATCTCCTCTCTCAGACTTCTCCTCCCAACTCATTTGCCGAAGTCTTAGACGTTCTTCAGAACGACCGGGACTTTGGCGTTGACCACATCTTCGATACCTTCCACGTCGATCTCGATCAGCAGCGGCAGGTTGACGAAGTGGCGGAATGCCGGCGACACGGTGACTTCTTTCGAGGTCTGGCCATCGCGGCTCACCGGCAGGATGATGGTCATTTCCGGACGGTACATGGTGGTGCCGAAGTGCAGGACATTCGGGATGCCTTGCGCTGCGGTTTCCATGTTGCCGAACGTGATGTACATCTTGCCACGCAGGTTCTTGTTCGTGTCGGACACGACCTTGACCGGGAACTTGTCACCCAGCAGGCGCAGATCGCCCTGGATGTTCAGGTACTGTTCGATGCGCGGATCGCAAGCGATGATGACGGTCGGGATCTGACCGACGCCACCGTTCTGCGAAGCCGATGCCGGGCCGTAGCTCGACAGTTGCCACATCTTGAACACGTGGTCCTGGACCATGTTGGTCAGCGAAGCGCGGATGTCCGCGTTGCGCTCGGACGACTTCAGGCTGTCCACCACGTCCGGCGCGGTGTACTTGTCGTACGCGTAGTACGGGTCCAGCAGCCAGCGAGCCAGGCCGAAGGTCTCGACCGTCTCGCCAGGCATGTGGAACTGGCCTTGCATCGCCTTCATGGTTGCAGCGTGGTTCTGCAGCACTTCGACGGCGTCGATCGACGAACGGGTCTTGGTGGTGAAGATCAGGAACGACAGGTCACGTGCGTCGTTGACATCGCCGGCGCTGTGCGGACGAACGATGGTGACCGGAGCCAGCAGGTTCAGCGGGTAGAACTGGCGCTTGGTGTTGGTGTCCATGGTCTGGCCACGCAGACGACGGTTCAGGTTCGAACGCTTCGCTGCCAGGGTGTAACCGATGACTTCGGCGCCCTTGAAGATGTCAGCGATGGTTTTGCCACCACCGGAGTCGGTAGCGACTTGCACGCCGTTCTTGGCGACAGTTGCGACTTCCGGTGCCGGGCCGTAGACCGAGCCGTTACCGAATTGCAGGTTCAGGCGGCCGGACAGAGCCACCGACAGGCGCACTTCGTAGCTGCCGGTCTTGATCGGGTCCAGCAGGGTTGCGACGGTGCCGTCTTCCTTGGTGGTGCTGCCCGAAACCAGCAGGCCACTGTTTTCGAACGACAGTTGCTGGTCGCGGTAGTCGCCCTGGGTCGCCGGGTAGTAACCAGCGTACGGCAGTTCCTTGACGTTGAAGCGGATGACTTCGGTCTTGGAGCCATCGGCCGATTTCAGCGCGATGTAGATGTTTTCCAGGAACACGCCGGTGTCGATCGAGTCGGTCTGGTTCGGCAGGCCCTTGGCGACCATGGCGTCGGTGTGCGACAGCGACAGCAGGTCGAACTTGGCGCCGACTTTCAGCGCGGTGGTGGTGATCACTTCACCGTTGTTCATCTTGCGGTCGATCGGCTGCACCAGGGTGGTGTCGACGAAGTTCTGCTTCGATTCGTCACGCAGCACTGGCACCAGGTCGGATGCATCGTTGTGCAGCAGTTCCGGGTAGGTCTGTGCGCGGATGACGTTGTAACGGTGGAAGTTCGTGACGGCGCCGCTGATCTGGCGGTTCGCGTCGTCTTGCAGCAGGGCCAGGTCGATCGACATGAACAGGCCGGCTTCGTTCGGCGGGATCACGACGGTCGGGAACAGGGTTTCGGCCAGTTCCGATTGACGTGCGCATTCCAGGTTGTAGGCCACCGAGAAGGCGATCGAGGTCGAGGTCGATTGATCGTCGTAGGCTTCGTTTGCAGCACGACGCTCGTACGGGGTACGGTCGCCGGATTCGCAGACGGTGATGCCTTCGGTCGAGAAGGCCGGCTTGGTCGGAGCCTTGACGGCGGCGCCCAGGTCGTGGCCCAGCATCGCGGCGATGGTGGCGGCTTGCAGTTGCTGTTGGTTGTAGCTGTGGGTCGGACGGCCGGTCTTGCTGTCTTCGACGCCCCAGGCTTCGGTAGCGATGGTTTCGATCTTGTTCAGCAGGCTGGAAGCCGTGTGCTGCAGGTTTTCGATGGCGAGCGTGTTGCCCGAGATCGATTCCAGCGAGATCATGTTCTTGGCGACGTCAGCGCCTTGAGCCGAGTGAGCGAAGGTTTCGACTTCCGCGAGGGTGCGATCCAGGAAGCCCGGCAGGCCACGCGAGTTCGCGCTGTTGTTGAAGATGATGCTTTTCATGGTTGTAACCAATCCTTTATCAGGAGTAAGGGAAAGAATTTGCTTTGGGGCTTATTCAGCTCAAACTATTAGTAATTATTTACCGAACTAGTCAGAGAATAATTAAGCTAACGATTCAAGGTACTTCCGGAAGTAGGGTGTCTTGCACCCCGATGCGGGCGTGTTGTACACATACAATACTTTCAACACCTCTTTGCAAAGGCTGACAACATTGTCTGCATACGAGGCACTCTCAAAGAATGCCGGATACACAACGACGATTAAGAACTCACGCTCCACGTCATAGGTAATAAAGGGGTGGTTATGCGCGATACGTCCAGCATTGGCCGGGTCAAACCGCATTGCCACTTCCTGCTCAGCCATCTGGTTCCATGACAACGAGTTCATGACTTCCAAATTTTTGAACAGCTTATTATCATTTGCATCCGAAGAACCGGACACGCATTTACGCCACGCTTCATACAGTGGGGATGTAAATGCGTGTTCAGTGATGCTGGTTTCACCCGCTACCACTTCAAGTCCGTACGTCGGCGTGTGGCGATCGCCCACCACCTTGGTCTTGAACGGATTGAAGTCTTCGAACAACAGCATGTTGCCTTGCTCTTGGGCGCTCACGTACTGTGCCATCTTGCGGTAGTCCAGAATCGTGGACAATGGCAAGTTGTTCAGCTCCAGCGCACGGGCGATCCAGTACGGAACGAAGACAACGTCTTTCTTTTGTTCCACCATTGAGAACTCCTTGGGAAACCCAGATTTAAAAAAACGGACGAGTCCTTTAGTATGAAGAACTAAAGACTCTCATAGAAGAATAACTACTAACGCATCACGCGTCGAACTAACCAGAAAAAACATCATGGACACTAAACTTTTGTTGGTCAATTCGATCACACTTCTTTACCGTGAAAGCCAGCAAGTTGGTCATACCAATAACGCAGCAGAAGATGTACTGAAAGTCGTCGAAGAAACCAAGGCGCCGGAGATGAGTCTTGGCCGGGATATTCGCGATCGCTCGACCGAAGTGTTGATGAATTTAAAAGACACCGCCTACTACATGGCGTGTCTGCCGTATGACCATCAATACGAACCGAATGAACTGCTGCAACGCCTGAAGATGAACTGCGGTGACGACGACATCACCTACGAAGCGTTGCAAGGCGGCATCATGCCAGAGTTGTCGGAGAACGCACTGAAACGCACGTGCCTCAACTTACGTAGTCAGATTCGTAATTATTTCCGCAGCAAAGAAGTCGAGCGCATCATCGTCGATGCGTTCAGCAAGGTCAAGTTCAACAAGTCGAAGATCCAGTCGATGAACACCTTCGCCATGGAACTGCGCGAGAAGCTGGAACCGTACACCACCAACATGCTGGAGAAGGACCCGGCCGTGGTGAACGAAGTCGACTTTAGTAAACCAGAAGAAGTGCGGGAAGTGTTCCAGTCGGTGAAAGAAAACGAGGAAGGCAACACAATTTTGCAACTCGGCTTGCAAGGCAAGAACCGCATGCTTGACGGTGGCTACCGTCGCGGTGAAGCGGTGATCGGCCCAGCGGCGTTACCACACAACTTCAAGACTGGCGGTAACCTCACGGACTTTCGCCATATCGCGGTGTACAACACCCCGGTGCTGCGCGACCCGACCAAGAAACCGTTGCTGCTGCGGATCTCGTTGGAAGATAGCCTGCGTGAGAACTTCCAATTCTTGTACGAGCAGTTCTACTGCAACGAACACAAGCACGACAAGATCAAAGCCCTACCGGATCTGACGATCCTGAGCGATGAAGAACTGGCGGCGTATTTCATCCCTCGGATGACGGCCACGGGTTTCCATATCCGCATGATGCGCGTCAATCCGTCGGAGTGGACCTATCTGGATGTGCAAAACAAAGTATTGCAGTTGGAGTCCGAAGGGTTCGAAGTGATCGCGTTGTTTGTCGATTACTTGGCGATGCTGCCGACCACGGGTTGTATCATGACCACGGCTGGTTCGGATATCCGGGACATGTTCCGTCGTATCCGTAACTTCTGCGCGCCGCGCCACATCCTGTTCATCACCCCGCACCAGCTCTCGTCGGATGCCAAGAAGTTGTACCGGGACGGTCAAAACAACTTCGTCAAGATCTTGCCAGGTAAAGGCTATTACGACGGCTCGCAACGTCTGGACCAAGAAGTCGATTTGGAACTGTTCCAACACATCGAGTATGTGAACGGCAAACCGTACTTGACCCTGCAACGGGGTAAACACCGTAAGACCCGTCAGACCCCGATGATTGACCGCTATTGCGCTTGGCCGCTACATGAAGTGGGCAATCTGCTGGATGACGTGGATGGCCCGGATACGGGTCTGCGTAAGCCGGGCGCTGGCCCGATTGGTTCCCCGCGTGAAAACCCTGTTTGGTCGTTTGACGGCGACATCTTGTAATTCTAGCTAAAAGCACCCTACCACTCTCTAGCCTATCCTGTGGCTAGAGAGTGGATGGATTATGTCACTCCGATTATTCTAACAAATCTCCCATAGGCGGAATCGACATGCTGTTAAGTAGCTTGCGAAAAATGATTGGCAACATCCACGTTGTCGAAGACGGCAACTTCATCCGGATCGAAGGGCTACCGACTTACCAGTACATGAACGACTTGGCCCGCATCTGGAAGACGTCCAAGATCGGTTTGAACATGTTTAGCAAGGTCACGAGTTCGTACGTCGTGTTCCACAAGTTCTTTTTGCCCGAAGTGATCTACACTCTGGAAGGCATCTTAGAATCGCCTAAGGGACATTCCTTCAATTACCGCGCCATCCGTAGGGCGGTAGAGGAATTACGCCGGGAAACATGGTTTAAACGCACCACAGAGCGCTTCCCGAATATCCTGGACTTCAGTCAGCTCGACAAGCTCACCAAAAAGCTGTTCGACACCCAGCTCGGCTTTCTGGAGATCTACAATGAGAAAGTTCCGCAGCTCAATCTGAACGGGTATTTGCTGGCGGCTGATCCAGGGACTGGCAAGACCATTAACAGCTTGGCGTTGGCCACTTGCCTGCACTCGGATTGCGTGGTGATCATCTCACCGAAGAACGCACTCGACCGGGTCTGGACCGCCACGCTGGAAACCCTCTTCAAAACACCGGTAAGTTACTGGTCGTCGTCGAGTGAAGAACCGCTGGTGGGCGGCAAACAGTTTTACGTGTTCCACTATGAACAACTGGAGCGCGCCGTTGAGTTCTTCAAGAAGTACCACGGGCGTAAGCCCATGGTGATTCTGGACGAATGCCACAACATGAACGACATCGATTCACTGCGCACCAACCTCTTTACCGACCTGTGTAAAGTGCTGGCTGCGCAACACGTGCTGTGGATGTCCGGCACGCCCGTCAAGGCGATCGGCAAGGAAGTCGTGCCGCTGATGCGCACCATCGACCCGTTCTTTGACAAGAACGCCGAAGAGCGCTTCATCGCGATCTTTGGTAAAGCCAGTTCGAAAGGCTTGGACATCATCGCCAACCGGCTGGGAATGGTGATGCACAAGGTCGCCAAGGCCAACGTGATGACCAGTGAAGTCGAGCGGATCGATCTGAAGGTCGCCACCCCCAACGGCCGTCAGTACACGCTGGAAGCGGTCTCGAAAGAGATGCGGGAGTATGTGGAGGAGCGGATGGAATACTACCGCTTGAACTTCTCCAAGTACGAAGCCCAGTATGACTTGGGAATGCGTGAATGGACCCGCGTGGTCGGCAACAATCCACAAAAGCGCCAACAGTTAGAGACCTACCAACGCTATGTGCGCATGATCCGAACCCAGTACGACCCGGAAACGATGAAAGAAGAATCGAAGTTCTGTAACCGCTACGAGAAAGAAATCATCGCGCATCTGCACCAGCCGCTCAAAGACGAGTTTCGCAACGCCAAGTCGGTGGTCAAGTACTACAACCTGAAAGTGCAAGGCGAAGCCCTCGGTCGTATCCTCGGCAAACGCCGCATGCAGTGTAATCTGGAACTGGCCAGCCACGTGGAGTTCGAGCCGATCATCGACAGTGCCCGCAAAAAGACCGTGATCTTCACGAGCTATATCGAAGTGGTTGACAACATCTACGCAAACCTGAGTGAGAAGGGTTACAAGCCGCTGCGCGTGTATGGGGCCACTAACCACGATCTGGCCAACATCGTCAAGGTCTTCGAGCAAGACCAAGACGCCAATCCCCTGATCGCCACGTTCCAGTCGCTCTCGACCGCCGTGCCGCTGATCATGGCCTCGACCGCCATGATGATGAACCGTCCGTTCCGTTCGGGTGAACTCGATCAAGCCGAAGCCCGGATCGACCGTGTGGGGCAAGATGGTCCGGTGCAGTTTGTGACCGCAGTGCTGGAGACTGACGGCGAACCAAACCTCTCGACCCGCTCCGACGATATTCTGGAATGGAGTCGTAAGCAGGTGGCGGAAATTCTCGGACTACCGATGGCGGACGAAGCCACGTTGGCGAGCGAAAGTTTCCATATCCCGATGCCTTGGTTCACCGATGAGGTGTTCAAGGAACTCATCGAACCCGAAGTCCTCAAACCTGTGTCGATGCGCTGGTGATGTATGGACCAGATCAAGACCCGGGAGTTAAGTAAACTCACCAGTCACCAAACCCGTCTCTTTCAGGACGTCCTCAGCCAAGCGTCGCAAGACCGCTACTTGAGTCCAAATGAACATGAGACGGTACCGCAAAAGCCCACGGTGGTGGTGATTCTGTTGGGTGAAGAGCCTGTCGGCTTCTATTGTCCGAAGTCGCAAATGTGGGGTAACCAACGGTACTGGCGATGCGGCGCCTGTTTCGTCGTACCGAAACACCAAGGCAAGGGGATCATGGGAAAAGTGTTGAAGGAATACTTCGATCGCTATTCGCATGCCTTGTCTTGGATTGAAGACGGCAATACCAAGTCCATCGCACTCTTTACCAGTTTGGGGTTTGTCAAATCCAAACGGAAAGATTACGAAGGGTATCCAGGCCATTGGTATGTAAAGGAGAAAGCGACCGTCAGTCAGGAAAGTCTGCCGGTCTATCTGCGCTGGTGATGTTTCAGGGAGTAGAGAGATGTTGTTTGAAGACATGGAACAAGCAGGTCCATACCTGCGGCGCTTTTTCAATGACCATAACCGGTGTTGGTACTACTACCACCTGTGCCCAGCCTGCGACGATATTCACCAATTCGCAGTGACAGGCACTACGGTGGGGTGGGTCTTCAACCACGATTACCAAAAACCCACGTTCAACCCGTCGATGCGCAAGATGACCAACATCCCACGCACCCCAGAAGAACGTGTTCATCCAGTGAACTACACGAGTTGCCACTACTTCCTGCGGGAAGGCAACATCGAGTACTGCACGGATAGCCCGCACCATCTGGCAGGCAAGACTGTTCCCTTACCGGAATGGCCAAAAAAGAAATAGACGTCATAGCTCCCGCTACCCCGAAGGGTAGCGGGAGATCTGTGCCCTTACTCCGAAGCCGGGCGGAGCGAACGTTCAGCGTACATGCACGCGGTATCAGCCACCTTGGTCAGCACCAGCGTGGCCTTGGCCATGGCTTGACCGATCTTGGCCATGTTGAACACCGAGAAACCCATCTGTTGCACAGCGCCCGTGAGCACGCTCATGCTGAGACCTTTCAGTGCATCAGGTTCGTTCTTGATGTCTTGGGCGGTGGGCTTGGATTCACTCAGGCGATTCATCGCATCTTCAACAGCCTTCCGGTGACTATTCATCGACATGTCGGAGCCCATGTCCTTCTCCAGCTTCCGAATGACGTCGAAAGCAGCATCGACTGCAGCGAACACTTCCGGCAGATTGTCGAGCGGGATTTCGCGAATGCCATCAGCGCGGACATTGTTGTAGCCGTTGCCGGCCATATCCACCCACAGATCGAAATCGTTCCAGTTACTGCTATGCGAATCTTTCGATGTGTAGAGCAACGCGAAGTCAGCCAACATGTGTTTTTCCGAACCTTCTCGCTGGAAGCCGCCGTATTGGACGATCTTGTCGTAGATCTGACTCTGTTTGGCGCCGCCTTCTTTGTAGGTTTTCATGAAACTGTCGTAGGTTTCTTGCGATTGCTGGCCATTCAGCGAGCGGTGCATGGATTCAGCACTGTGCTTGACATTGTCGTACAGTTGTGGCCACCCGGCGTGCATCTTCGAGACACCTTTCTCTACAGCGTCGGTCAGACGACGGATTTCGCCCGCCAGCTTTTCCGGCTCGACGAGTTTGCCGTCAATCGAGAGATTGCCGGCCGTGCCCCAGAAATCGATACGACGGGGTGGACGCGGCTGTTTGGGTTTCTTGGCTTCGGGCGGCTGTTGGGGCTCTTGACGTGCTTTAGCCTCCTCAACTTGCTGTTTCGTGATGACGTGGTCACCTGCTCGCGTGATACCATCGCGTTCCACGTAAGCTTGGATGACCGGGTCTTCTTCGAGCGCTTTTTGGACTTCAGCGTACTGCTCTTTTGCCTTCTCCAGCTTCTTCTCAGCTTCCTGGAGTTTGGTTTTGTTAAAGCCGAAGAACTGTTTGATGTTCTCCCACGCCTTGGAAATCAGCTCTTTGATCTTCTTCCAGATCTCTTTGAGTTTGGCGGAAACCGTATCGATGAAACCTTCTGCGCTCACGCCATTATTCGGCAGCACATCGGTTACCAGTTCTTCTGGGTTCGCGTCTGTGCCCGCCACCGCCATATCAGCCACCGCCGACACCAAGGCTTGGTCGATTGGTTGGATTTCCGGCGTGTTGCTGACCACGGTTTGGACGTCACCCATGGTCACGATAATGTCGCCGAGTTGATCGATGTCCGCCGATTCCTCTTCGATCTCGTGTTCTGTTTGGTTGCTCTCATCGATTGCGATGGCTTCCTCTTCGACGGAGAGCTGTACCGGTACAGAAGCTTGCACTCCCGGCGCTTTATAGGAAAATTTTCTCATCATGTCTCTTTCAGGTTAATAGAAACGAACGCTTCATAACAATTAACCAAAAAAAAAAGAAGTGACGGCATAAAAAAGGCTCAGATGCCCGAAGGCACCTGAGCGGAAGTCAAACTAAGGAAATCAGCATTCATGCACAAAACTCAACAAACCCGGCTAACCCACACCGCGAAAGAAGAAGCACACAGAGACATGAACCCTATGCACCCACCACAGAACCTATTCTTAGAACAAGTCCTCTGGCGGTTGCACACTCGGATAATCGCGCGGTAACGCTCGACCGAAAATCCCTCATGACAGCTTGGTAGTCCTCGCTACCCGTACCGTTCGTGACCATCGCCCAACCCCGCCGCAGCAGGTGAGTTCTCCCGAAGTTACCTCTGTTGTAGTTCCCTGGTCACACCTTCTCCCCTCAACGCGACACGGTGAGTTACGTTGGGGTGATATCGTTACATACAATGGTATCAATTAAAGCCACGTTCGCTCTTACGAAACACCACCAAACCGTTGGGAAGTAATCCGTGGTAATCCACCGTCAAGTGACCATGGCCATCGTAGAAGCCGAATTGCTTGAGGATCTTAGCCATCTGGTCTCCTAGGCGCATTACCGCATCGGCATGTGCCCGTTGGATGGCACTATTGTGCACGGGTAGATCCTCTTCAGGAATCCCCAGTTCTTTGGCTTCGTGACGCAGGTAATCCAACCCTTCGTCAAGAAGTTCTTCCGTGTGACGCTCTAATGCGCTACTAAGATTACCGAACGTCAGATTCTCCACGACTTCCGTCAGTTCGACGTCCACCATATCGTACCCACTACACTCGTTGCTTTCCGAGGCCATGTGCATGCGGACAGATTCGGGCACTTGTAGAAATTCAGCGATGGGGTCCAAGCAATCGACTAAATAGTAGTTGCCGTCGTACAGGGGTTCTGGTTTGAAGTTACTGCGGTCATCAATGAAAGACATCGGGTACCTCCGGACGAATGACAAGGTAGAGCGTATCCTGGATCAGGTTCTCATACCCTGCGATCAAAAATCCGTTGCTGGTATACAGCCGGTGCGATTGGAAGAGTTTGAACATGTCTTCTGCAAACCCGTACAAGCAGTAGACATAATGCTGGTACTCTTCATTACTCATCTGCCGCAAGAAGTTGAGCGGATGGTACTTGAAACGCGGGGAGACTGTTGGGTCGGTGATGAGTTGGGTGTAGTGTGCCACAAACATCTGCACCGCTACATTCTCTACATCGAAGTGGGCGATCATTTGTTCGACCATCATCTTGATGTAATCTTCTTGCAACGGTGCCGGGACAGCCGGGTTCGCGTAGTGTACGTGGTATTGGCGAAAGCGCTCGACCGGTTCGTACACGTCAATGGTGTATTGTTGTTGATTAGGCATGGAGGTCGCGCACCAAATACAGCGTGCCGTGGTGGTAGTTGTAAAAGTTATACCGATGAATCCCGTCTTGGGCGTAGAGCTTGTACTCCACAAACCGATCCACCAGTTTTTGTGCGGCGACATACCAGCACTGGCGTTCTAACGACGACATCTCGGTACGGTCAAAATACTGGGTGAAGGCGTCCAACACCTCACGGATGTTCTTGGTCACAAACCGGTTCCCGTCGGGCAGGTAACCGAGTTGGTCGTAAATATCAAATAAGAACGCCACAATGCCATTGCCTTGGTTGATGTTATCGTACGCTGGCTGCTCACCATACAACCTCAACGTCCTGTCGAGCGTTTGCATGATGTCGTCGATATCGATGATCAAGACTTGGTCATTGACGGGATGATGCCCTGCCGCTGACAGCGGCGCAAGGTCTTCCCTCATTCGAAGAATAGCTGAGCCCATTTCTCGGCACTTTCACTGCGATCCAGCTTCGCTGCCATCTCCACCGCTTCTGGCGGTCGTACTAAGGCAGACGAATACTGGGGACGGTCAAGGAGTTTCTTTTTTGGGTCAAAGTCAACGGTCACGATTTTGTAGTCGTACGGATTGGGAACGTTCTGGTGCAGATAACGTTCAGCCACAACTTGGCTAGAGATTTCGTTTTCAAACTGCTCATACAAAGGCATAATAACACCGTTCTCGGTCCACGCCAAAGTTGACGCCGACGCACTTCCTTGGCACGCCTGTTTGACCAAACTGCCGTTACGGAGCCATTGATGCATGACAGTACAAGTACCATTGTTGATGATCCAGAACTCGTTGTGCACCAAGCGTAGTTCGCGTTGCCGCCTCAGATGGCTAAAACCAATGGTAGTGGTCCACTCTTTAGCATCATCTTGGTCGATACATAACGAGCGAAAACGGCGTGGATGGTGGTTCAACACTGTGGGCCGAATCTCCAAGGGAATGGCCGCAGTGAGCTTCAGGTGACGGTAGATGGCAATAGACATGATCTTCTTTGTAAAGTGGTCTCTATCTGATAAGCTCCTTGGGTGAAAAAAGAAAATATAGCATAGTCCCAGCCCTTACGGGCCGGGGCCTGTTATGTTTGCGATTCCAAATACTTGGTTACGTCTTTCTTCACCTCCACCCACACCGTCACCATGGTGTCGAGGCTGAGATGTAACGAGCCGCGTTCGCGATTACGCTGAAGTTGAAGTGTGTTGGTGATTTGTTCGAGCAAAGCCGCTTGCTCTGGCGCCAGGCTGGGGTAGGTGGATGGCTGGGACCGCGCAATGAATTCGTCGGTATGCTTTTCCCATGACGTCCGCACTTCTGGGGCGGCATCTTCGTATGGTGCCCGCGCGCGTAGTTCCATCAGACCAAAACCGTACTCGATTGCCTCGTGTGCAGTCGAAGCAATTCGCGTTCCTTGGAAGGGACTAAGCTTCATACCCTCGACAGTCACTTCGAGCGGCAGCAACAATTTGTTCGGATCAATCGTTTGCATGTTTTCTCCTTATTTGAATAGATCACGTTTGGCTTGCTTGTCGCGGTTACGAATGGTTTCGTACGTGTCGACCAACGAGTCCGTGGCTCCATACGGCGGTTTACGATTCAGAGGGATACTGCTATCCCACGTCGGATTGCCGGACAGCTGTTGTGCGCGGTTGAATTCTTCCGTCGGCGCCGCAAACACCATGAATGGTGGTGTGTCAGCGTAATCGGGATGCTCACCATCGAGAAGTTGCATGATTTGGTATGCCGTACCTTCACACGCTTCTCTTTTATCAGGGACATGCAAGGCAGTCTTCCACGCGATGTCATATGCAGCTTGGGTGAACGTTTCCCGCATTTCTTTTGGGTTTAGCTCTGTCCGACCGAGCGGGGGTATTTTTTCCGGATACAACTTTCGAAGCGTCGGATAAAGAAGCTCATGCAACGATGTTGACACCACCGATTTAGAATCGTAATAGTTTTCACCGTTTTCGATATGATAATCCTTATCGTCTTCATGCACGTCAGGTACCAGATCGAATGCCGGCAACCGAAGCTTACAACCATCGAGCATCGCCAGTGTCGAATGGATTACACCTTCCACACGATTTTCCATAGACCCGCAATTCGGCTGAGTTTGCCAATAGTGAATGTCGTGGCAGATTTGTTCCATCACCTGCTCGGTGACCTCTTCGGACGTATACGCCCGTGGTGCGTTGGGGTCGACCGCAGGTTGTTCGTACGGGTTACCCAGCCCGTGCTCTTTGAATACTTGTGCCACGGCTTTCTTAGCCGCCGTTTCTATCAGTTCCTCGATTTGTTCTTTGTTGAGTTGCTCTTGGATTTGTGGATTGAAGTTCTTCTTTGGGTCATACCCATCATCGCGTGGCATAATGCCTCCTGTCGGTTACCATACTTCTTTCTCTTTGCGGTAGTCGCCCGGTTTGTTGTTATCTTCCTGCTTCTTCACAGCGCCCCCCTCAGTCGTATGGTTGGAACAGATCCCGGGCGCTGGCAGCTAGGCGATCTTTGTAGCGATCGTAGACGTCCGAGAACACGCTGGTCATGGTGATTACATCGTCTCCCATACCGGACAACGAAATGGGGTCCTCTGTCCAGCGGGCTTGGATTTCGTTCTCACCCCTTTCAACGTAAACAGAAGGGACAAAATGCGGTAACGCCACAGGTAGCAAATCGAATGCCGGCATCAACCCTTCCACGCCGTTTTGCAGCATTTCGAACGTGGAGTACACCGCCCCAGCGATACGGTCGTTGATGGTTAAGCGGTGGTGCTGCACACCTTCACCCCACAGCAACAACGCTTGGTTGTAAGCGCGCTCAGCGACGACCGTCAATGCTTCTTCTTTGGTCAGCGTGGGGATGTCCTCGTACGGGTTGTCACGACCGACATCGTCGATGCTCAGGATACCTTTCGCCATCTTGTCCTCCTGTTGTCGTCTGCGTTTCGGGTCCCAAGTTTCTGGCGTACCAAAGAACTCGGGATTGCTGTCTAACACGCGCCGGGCATGGTAGTCCAGCTTGCCGTCCTTGCGGGACATTAATATCCTCCATGACCAAAGAGGTCTTGAGCCGCAGTACGGAAACGACCACGGGTATTTTCATACTGTTCTTCGAAGCGGCAGGTTAGTGAACCAGGTGGGCTGCTTGGATCATCAGCATAGGACGTACTCTTGTAAGTCAGTCCCATTGGCTGCCCATAATTCCAGTCTGCATCGGTCGGCACGCCGTCCCGATAAACCTGGTTGATACATCCTCGATCCGTTTCAGGATCGAGCGGAATGAGCTGGAATGCCGGCACTTGGTCATTAAACCCGTTTTGGAACATTCCTAGCACACCGTGTACAGCCCCCATCACCCGTTCCTCAACCCCTAACCCCTCATCCTGCCGGTTAGCCCAGTTATGGGCGATTAAATGAGCGTTGGTGGCGATCGTTTGGATCTGCTCATACGGCGTCATACGGGGAATGAAATGCCGTTCCTTGAGTGGGTTTTCGATATACGGGACTTCTTTTCCTTTGCTTTCAAAGTCAAGCGAGTCGGAGCCAATGACGTAAACATTGTCATAAGCCGAGTTGATGTGCTCAACTTTGAGTTCCACCACGGCGGCCATGGTGTCGATAAGATTGTGCTTTTCTTCAATCGGCAACGTGTCCAACATCTTATTCAAATCGACATTGCCCACCGTGTAAATACTTTGCACTGCGCAAAGCGCGGTGTCACGGTATGGATCGTCGATTGGCCATTGATCGTACACGATGTCTTGTCGCGCTAGGTTATTAACATCATCAATAGCAGCAACTGCGTTGACATAACGCGGTTGATTGAAGTCGGGCTTTGGGCGGGGTGTGCTTTTTGGCAATGGCATTTATCCTCCGAATAACTCTCTGGCGGCGCGCAGCGAGCGCTCCTTGATGTTGGATTCGAAGCGGTTGTCGAAATGGCGGTCGAACGCTTTGACCATACCAGTCTGGTAATCGCTCGGTGGCAACAACCCTTCATCCAGCGGTATGCTGTTGTCGTACCGTGGCAGGTTCTTTTCTTCCCGCGATTCGTCGAACGACGGGTGGGGCGAGAGTATGAACTGCATCAGCGGCAACCCTTCACCGCCCGGCCGGTTTCCTTCACCACCATCGATCACGTCGATCACGCTGCGCACGGTGCGCAGGCAACGTTCAGTGGGGGTGTAGTTCCCCGGTTCTTGGCCGTGGTGGAGCGCCTTGTCGATGAGTTTATCAAAGAGCTGCTTGCGCACCTGGCCCATGGTGTAAAAGCCACCGTCGGGGTTTTCGGTGAACGGTTGGGATTCCGGCCACTCCCGTTCCTTGGCGGGTAGTTCGATGGTCGAGATACCTTCGTAGAAGTGGGTACCCATGCCTTGGCGGACGATCTCAGCCATGGTGTCGATGATCTCATGGCTGAGCTCAGGATCATCGAAATCCAAATCCACGCCACTACGACCATTCAACTCTGCTTTGACAGCCAGAGCGACGATGTCTGCCCGGTCGATAGCAGGATGGTACCACTTCTTTTGATTATCCTCGGGATCAAAATGTTTCGTCGGTTTGGCTGCCTGTTCCTTCTGATGCGAAATTTCGTAGCGTGCACAGGTTTCGATATCTCCCCGATACTTGGGATCGGTGAAAAATTGTCGATGTTGTTTTTTGTCTTCCATGTTGTTTCCTTTTACGTCCCGAACATTTTCTTGGCGGCTTCTGCGCGACGCGTACCCAGCGTTTCCACGAGCGTATCGAACGAACGCACGATGCTTGACGCCTGGGTAGCGGACGGCATCGGCGTGTGAAGAAGCCACTGTTGTTGGGTTTCCGTTTCCATTACAGGTTCGACAAACGGCTGCGGGATTAATCGCATTGGCGGTACGTTATGGTCGTCACCGAACTCGAACAACTGCGCCGCATCCCGCACCGCGTTGAAGACCCGTGTGACCGGATCGTAGTTTTCGTTATGCGCCCAGGTGTTGGCGGTATGGTACAACGCATCCGCCATGAGCTTGCGCTGCTCACCCGCAGTTAACACGCGGGTATTGTCATACGCGTTGGCTGGAGCGGAGTCGTTGGTGGCAGGTTCTCCTTGCGGGATTGGTTTATAAACGTTACTGAGGTTGTGGACCACCGCCTGAGTGACTTGCTGGCGTGCATACGGGTCGGTGATGCCGTGGATGACATTGGCGAACTGTGCACCCATGTAACTGCCGATGCCGGTGTAGTCTTTTTCCACCAACATTCTCTCAACCTCCGCTGAACGAACCCGCGCCATGTGCGAAGAGATATGTGCGGAGTACGTGTTGCTATGGTATTCGCCCCAGCCGCCGAATTCCCCCAAACGCGGTTTGTCGCAATAGTAAGCTGCGTCGACTTGGTAAGCCGATAAACCGTGACCGTCATCCATCAGCTTAGCGATTTCATACAACCACAACAGCTCAGGCGTCTCGTAGGGATCAACATCCGTAAGAAAATTGACGTACTCCGCAGCTTTGTCAGTACCCATGGTACCAAAATGGGTGAAGAGATTTGTCAGCAGGTTCGACAAGTCTTGCGCGATCCAAGGTTCTTGCATCATACTCGACTCAAATGGAACTTTGAGGAACGTGCAGAGATCTTCCAACGGCTTGACCATATTTTCCCACGAAGCGTATTGTTCCAAGAACTCGCCGCGTGCAATATAGGCTTCACCATTACCGGGGTATTTCTCATTCAGATTGTAACATCCAAACAGTGCTCGGATGACCGGGGTCACCAGTTTGACCTTGATGACCCCGACGACTTCTTCGTAATTATTCGCCATCGCCTTCCCCTTACGTACCGAACAAATCTTTTGCTGCACGAACCGTTCTGGCTTTGATAGCTTTACCGTATTCGTTATCATAGCGCAGCCCGTAGCTTTGCTGCGCCATGACTTCTGGTTCTTCGGGATGCGCGATGCGGTAAGCATCGTACGCGACACCATGAGCCACCTCCACCACGCTCAGGTTCGGTTTCTCAGCCCACTTCTTGGCGGTATCGAAGAAACGCTGCTGCTGCGTTTGATGCTGTTCTTGCCGCGCAAGCGCGATGAGGTCGTTCATCTGCCGCGCGCCTTCTTCAGGCGACAGTTCTTTCTCCCGGATCTTGGTGTAAATTTGACCAAAATCTTTGGTGAGCGTGGCGGCGTTTGACAAACCAGAGAGTGAGTCCAAATCACCCATGAAACTGGTCAACAAGTTCGCGGCCACGTAATTGTCCATATCTTCTTCAGTCGTTACTTCACGGTAATCGAACTTCTGACCTAAGCGGTTAAAAGACACGCCGTTGACATGACCCATGTTCATCTGGTCACCCATCTTGATCGCTTCTTCGAGTGCTTGGGTAAATTCAGCGGAACTGATAAATCCGCCATGTTCATTGAAATAGTCGACGATGAAAGTACGTCCTCGAACATGGATCTCTTGTTGCTCTTTCTTACCTTTACCAGTTTTCATACTTAACCCCCGAATAAGTCTTTGGCGGCGCGCAGCTTGCGTTCCTTGATCTGTTCGCTCAGATGGGTATCGTAGTGCCGGGCGTAAGCTTGACCTGCACTGATGTCGTAAGCTTTGCGCATGCTGTCCGGAATGAATTTCGTGCCACCAAAATCGAACTCTTTGGCATCCACTCCGTAGATCTTGTACAGATCGTGCGCCACACCGTGACAGCGTTCCATTGGCGTGAGGTCCGGTTCGGCAGCCCAGTGGTTGGCGATATCAAACGCTTGGCGCAGTTCTGCGGTGCGCTTGTCTTGCATTTCCCGGACAGCTGCTCGCTCGTAGTGTTCCGAACGCTGGCGATTGTGTTCATGGATCGCCTCCTTCTCTTCCTCCGACTTGCTTTCCCATGCCAATCCAGCAGCTTCGTCGCCAGCCATCATGGTGGCAGCGAAAATCAAGCCCGACGCCACCTGCGCTTTCAGGTGCAGTTGCAAACGGCCGGGACCAAAGCCCGGCAGTTCCTTCAGCGCCTCAGCGTCTTCCGGGCTCATCAAGCCTGTCGGCAAAATTTCGTCCGGCACATTGGTAACCATGCCGATCTCGACGCTTTCGAGTTTTTCGTAGACGCTCTCGGAAATATCGTCGAGAACCCGCATCAACCGTACCGGGTCGGAATCCTTCGGAATTCCCGAGACCGTAATGACCGCACGTGGCCCGCGTTCGTTATTTTCAAATTCCATGGTGACTCCTCACTTCTGACCAAACAGGTCTTTGGCAGCGCGAATCGAGCGTGCCTTGATGTCCTCGACGAAGTGCGTGTCGAAGTGCTTGTCATAATCCCGACCGGGATCGACTTCCATTGGTCGTCCGGCTGCATCAGCGCCACGGGTTTCGCCATAGCGGCTGTAGAGGTCACGTACAGCACCGTGGACGCGTTCACGCGGCGTCAGGTCGGTACCGGTCGACCATTTCTGGGCGGTTTCGAAAGCGTGCTCAACGGCTTCCAAACGGCGCTTCTCGGCCGCTTCGTTGGATTCTTTGCGCAAATGGCGTACGCGTTCGATCATGCGCTGTTGTTCTTCAGGCGACATCTCGTCGAAATTTTTGTCTTCTTCGTCTATAGCGCGCAGACGCTGCTGGCGATCTTGGTGGATAAACAACGCCATCAACGCCTTACCTTCGCCGCTGTTGATATAATCCAGCATCTCTTCATCCCCTTCGCTCTTCGCAAACATCAGCGGGGCATGCAGATTCACGTCCTTGATCTTGACCACATCGATGAAGTCGTATGCGTTGCGAACGGCTTCGCCGATGGCTGGGATAATAGTGCGCGCGTTGTAGTTGTCCTTTTTCGGGACACCCATGATCACCACCATCTCGCCGACCAACGGTTTTGTTTCATCCGGCATCTTACCGTCGAAAATTTGGTTACGTGTTTCTTCAGCCACTTCCATTTTGCCGGTGTTTTTCTTAGCCGCTTTTGCTTTCTTCGTAGCCATGATATCCTCCTGTTGTGTTGTGGTTAACTAGATAATTTGTTTCTCCAATATTCTTTAACCCCTGCAACTTTTGCAACACAAACGAGGCCGATTCGGAGAACCGGCCTCACCAGGATTACACCAACATCGTGATCTCGTCGATGCCGATCAGGGTCAAGCCCTTGACGTAGGCGTTCCACGACATGTGGTCGCTGGCCAGCTCTTTGGCGACATTGGCAGCGGCGCCAGCGGCGTCATGGGAATCTTGCCCCGGCCTGATGACGAACGCCTGGATGCGCTTTTTCAGTTCTTCTTCGTTGATGTTTTTGTCCTTGAGGATCTTGCGCCACGCTTGGCTCAGCGTGTTGATCTCGGTGGGACGGTTGATGCCGATATGGACGACGGTAACGGACATGATACTTCCTTTCTTCAGGTGGTGGTAAAAAGAGACGGCATACCTAGCCCCCGTGATGGGAGGCTAGGCGTTATGCGGTTTATTTGGTGATGATGGGGATAACTTTACGACCGACGGAACCGGGGGCGTAGTTGGCACAAATAGCGGTGGCCATGGCGCGGGCATCGGTTACCATGCGCGACATGCTGCGGTGCCCCGAACGTTGCAATTTTTTGTTCGGTTTGATCTGGAGTTGCAGCTTCAATACACCTTTGTCGACCGTGGTGGTGACCAGGGCGGTGTGGGCCATTTCCAGTTCTTCCCGGCGCAGGTTAAAGAAGAACTCGCCGCAGGGTTTATAGTCCTCGTTGTAATGCAGCCGACATTCGATGTCCGCGAACGCCGAGTTACGGCTCGGCAGCGGGAACACGACCTTGTCCTTGGTGGCTACCAGATTCAATGCTTCGATCACGTCATAGACGAATTTGAAGTCGCTAGGGCATGCGTCATGCGGGCTATTCTTGTTTCTGGTTTCGTCGATCAGATTCATGGTTTCTAAGTATCAGTGTTGATGTTCAGCTGCCCTGCGTACGCCTTCGATCAACCCCGCTTCCGTGGTGCGTAGTACATACGTGTCAAGGATCACCGGTTTCTTTTCGTCGGTGGCGATCGTCAAGAAGATTTGTTTCTGGACAAAAGCGGAGAGTGAAAGGCGTGCCACCAAAGGATGTGTATTGGCGTTTTCAGCGGCGCACTTCTTGACTTCCGCAAACAACGTTTCCAAATGAAACTGGATACCGGCTCCTGCGGCTTGCTGGAGCAGTTCTCGTTCCATCAATTCCACCGTTGTCCACTGCATGAGCTTCGGAATCAAGCCATACACGGACGCTTCCTTAATCTGCTCTTTAAAGTCAGTGACCCACTTAGGGACCGTGACTGCGATTGCTTTTGCCAATTCACCCTCGTTGTTGTTAATTGTTGGTTTGTTCCCCTTCCTCGTCGGGGATGGGGGCGTAAGTTCTACCGCACCAGCGACACAGCAGGTCTTCTTGGAGTTGACCTATGCCGCATTTGCAGATCCATTTGCTAGATGGGAGTACCGAAAGAACCACTGGAGTATACGAAACCATGTCGACCCTTAAAAGAAGAAGAGGGAAAGTTGCATCATACTACTACATAGCAACAACCTTCCCTGTTCAAAATTTATTGCAAGTCGACTAGCTACGTCGCGGTAACCCCTTGAACTCACGAGCGATACGCGCCTTAGCCCGCTTTGAGAGCTTCTTAGTGAAGTCGCCCTTGGGGTCGGTACTGGTGGCCAGATACTTACCCTGCTTGATGCGACTAGCGTCGAAAGCGGTTACCACTTCGTTCTCGCCGTTGCGGGTAAAGTGGAACAAGTCTTTACCATTTTCATCGTCATACACCACCGCAACCGCAGCACCGTACAAATCCTCAACCATGGCGTCGTGGGCACGGTCTTTGGCACTGCGGGCGTACTTGTACCAGCGAGTGGTGCCGCTGATGACGGCGGTTTTGGTAGCATCGGTGAAGTAGTAGACAACAATGGTGCGTCTGTTGAGAGATTGCATCACCATCACACCCCCTGCCCGTAGATCCCGTCGACAAGGTCACCGATCAGAATCGATCCGGTGCCGGCATGGGTATCCAGATGTTCATCGCGAGTACCCCACAAATCAAGGCTCACACCTTCCGCGTTGATCGTGATTTGGAGCGTACCGTCGGTTTCTTCCCCGTCAACCGGGACGGTGATGTTTTCATACACCACACGGACATCGTTCACGGCGGGCTGGAATGTCACGCCGCCATCTAGGCTGATTTTGACTACTTGGTTACTCATGGTGATTTTCCTTCTGTTGTTGATTATTGGTTTTACGCAAAGCGCCGTGCCACCAGAACAACTGGTCTTTGAAGCGGCGCAAACGGCTGGTGCCGATGTGGTCGCGGATCTTCGCCACGTAGTCGAGGTTGGTCATGTTCATGAGGTTCATCAACCCATCGAGTGACGTGACTTCATTGGCCAACCGATACAGGTCCACCACGTGGTAAGCGTAGTTGCTGCGCAAGACTTGTGGGATCTTTGAGGCTTCTTTGCGACTGAGAAGATACATGTGTGCATCGAGGTTCGCGGTGCTGAGGACAGCCAACCCTTCGGTGATGTCTTTCATGGCCAAGAAACCAGTGCGGTACACCATGCTACCAGAATAGTCTTTGTTGGCCATGTCCTCTGCGGTGTCCATCTCTTGGGGGTTATCGGGATCAGACATGACGTTGTAACTCCGCACCACCATGTAGCCCTTGGCATCGAACTCCTTGGGGTAGATGACGTAAACGGTCGGTAGCAGATAGCACGCCGTAATAGCGAACGAGATGATACGCACCGTGTAACCGTCTGGCCAGCGTGGGTCGATGTAAATCAAGTACGCCCCGGTGGAGTTCTCGATCACCAGCGTATCAACCGGCAGCAGCATGAACGAATTGAGGGACTTGACCATATTCCGCCAATCCTTAAAATTCCCTTCGACCTTCTCAAAGGCTTGCCAGTATTCTTCGTTACTGGCGTTGTCAAAGCTGTGATGCAGGTTAAGGTTGAGCACCGGCCAGACGAACTTGGTGGCGTTTTGCACCATCACCCGGACATCGAACACATCTTTCTCCAGACGGGCTTTCGGGTAGAGCTTTTCGAACCCAGGCGAGAAAACCAACTTCTTGGGATTCTCAGCGATCTGAAGTGAGACCGGCGGCATACCGAGTGAAATGCCCAGCAGTTCCTGCGACGCCGTGGTTTTGGCGAAGGTGGGTTTGGTTAATGGCATCGTGATGATTTCCTTGGATATGTTGTTGATTATAGAGGTACTTCGTATAATGGTTCAAAAGAGTAATATATAACCAAAAAAATGTAGAGACGACATAAATCCCGCTACCCTTCAGGGTAGCGGGAGTATGCGCGTTAAGCGGCGAGCGGGGTGGGAACAGCGACAGTGACTGGCAGTTTGTTCAGGCGCAAGAACTGTTGGATATCGTTTGCGATGTGGGGTGCGGTCTTTTGGTTGTACTTCACCCGGACTGCGTTTTCATCGAACGACTTGGCCATGTAGATCACCGAGATCAAACCGTCGTCCGTCAGCTTGGTTTCGATGTATACCCGACGGGTAATGGGGCGGTGGCCCCATTTACGTTCCAGCCAATCAGCGGTGAAGGAAATCGCGGTCATGGCAGTAGCGTCGATATGCACGCGGATGGCTGCATCGTTGATACAGTAGTTGCGCACCGCTTCCATGGCATCCATGACGAAAGCGGCGTAAACTGCACCGCCCTTGGAAGGCGATACTTGTTTTGTCGTTGTGAGCATTTTGTTTGTTATTGGCTTGTAAGTTGATTGAACGAAGGAGCGGTGGTTGGCCCCTTCATTCAATAAGTCTCTTTCAGGTGCTACGGGTGCTACAGGTCGAGAATCGACTGGGTATGGATGTAACCAGCTTTGGCGATCTTGATGTAATCGTTAACCGTGTGGATGATGGTGTCGCTCGAATCGCAGGTCAGAATCCGTGCCAAGCAAATGGTGCGTTCTTGGTCACTCCAGAAGTGGGGGATCTCCAACTCCCCACCCAAGATTGGATCGCTCTTGTTACCGCGGCCGGGTTTGCGGATGAACTTGGCCTTGAGACGGGTACCCATCACATCCTCGGGTGCATCGATGCGAAACACAAACGGGGAACAGTCAGACGACAGAAGTTTGAACATCTCGCCGGGCTCTTGCGCCATGCCGCCGATCTTGGCTCGCATCCCCATCGATTCGGCGTATTCCCGCACTGCCACTAAAATTGGCCACACTGCCCGCTGGATCAAGACTTCCGGTGCATCCATAAAGTTCGTGTGCCACACCAGTTCTTGACCGCCGGTATTGCGCGCGACTTTGTCCCAGTCAAAGTACACATAGCACAAGTAGTCGTCCCAGATGCGATGGGGTTCGTATTTGTGGATCAACTCTGCAATGACCTGTTCCATGTGCTGGATTTGCACGATCATTTGCCGTTCGGGGTTGGTTGGTTCTTGAACAACCATGTTCCTCCCCTCGATGATTTCCATCATCCCATCTTTCCGCAACACATAAGCTGCGCGGTCATGTACGATCGCCACAGCCTGTTGTTGGGCGCCGTCTTTCTCGGCCCTGTCCTTGCGAAGCTTTTCAAAATCGATGATGTTGTCGCTCATGATAGACTCCTTTATGTTGTTAATTTTGCGTCTGGTTGAAGGATTTGAATCTGGTCATACTCCGCCGGTTTTTCATTCATCCGGTCTTTGAGGGTAAACAGCACTTGGATGTCGTGGTGTTTCTCCAGCGTACCGAGGCGGAAGAACGTGAAGCGACGCAGAATCTCCCGGTGCAGAATCACACCGAGCAGATCCGGGTCGAGACTGTTGCTGAGGCGTTTCTCAATATTCCACTGTGGTTTGGTGACACTACTGGTGACTTCAGCAATGCGGTTCCAACGCGGCAGATCGGCCACTTGCAGGGAGAAGAAGTACGAGATCCCAGCAAAGCGCATTACACCGAAGAAGCCATCGCGCGGGTACGTGTGCGCGACCGTATCCGGATTGACATCTTTCTGCGACAGTTCTTCAAAGCGACGGCTATAGAAGCTCTGCGGTGGCGCCTTGGCGTCGTTGGGGTCACGGCACACCACCCGGTCATGCATGTGAAAGAAGATCAGGTTGGGTAGCTCGATAAACATCTGGTAGCCACCCATCGAACTGTTGATCGGTTCGATCCGCGAGCCTGGCTTTTGCCCCATGTAACGGCCACTGGGGTTTAACAGCCACATCAAGTACCGGCGCATGGTGGGCAACCCGTGGACCTGCACCGGATAACCATACAAGTTCTTAAAGTACTGCGTGATCACGTTTTCCAGCTCCGCTTTCAAATCGTCAAAGCGGTTGTATTTGATGTTACGATTGCGTACCGTAGCACTGACCTTCAAACGGTAATACACCAGGTCGTCACCATGCAGATCGTTGATGATCAGGCGACCCGAGGGGTATTGTTCAAAAGCCGTGGCGCTGGCCGGGAAGTCACAGATTTCCACGCAGCCAAACGATAACTCAATCCTGTCTAGGTACTTTTCCATAAACCTTGTTATTGATTGTTAGCCGACCTTGACACTAATCGAGGTTTCCACATGGACTGGATTAACCTCGATCGGGATGAATGCCTTGGGTGTACCGAAACGCGGTTGGAGTGCGTCTCGGGCCCGCTTGATGATTTCTGCTTCCCACAGCGCTTTGTCGAGATATGCGATATACTCGATGAAGTTTTTGGTGGTGGACGGGTCGCCGACATCATAACCTTCTTCACGGACCGAACCCGTCTCCAGAATCGCCCAGTGTTTTTCTTTGGGGATCTCGTCTTGCGTGTGGCACCAGATCGGGCCGAGGTTCTCTGGTTTATTCATTTTTCAGGAACTCCACTGGATCGAGGTAAATCATGGGTAGGGTGCTGGGACGATCGTTCCACAGTTCGGTCTCGGCAGCAATGCCGGTTGACTTTTCCCAACCATCGATCATGAGAACGATTGCGCGGTCGCACTTGCCAAGCATGACTTCGGAGTACTCGCCCCAGTAAGCCCAGTCACCTGGCAGTTCATTGACATAGGTGCGCAGCAGGTGCATCAGCACCGGGCTGCAGGTCTTGATCCCCATGTGCATGAGTTTCGCCATGCACAGGCTCACGACGCGCACACGCTCGGCGACTTTGACCTTGTCTTCACTGCCGTCAGGTAACTTGGCGGTGTAAGGAGCAAGGATGTACACCAGATCGGTAGGGAGGATCTGTTTCAGTTCGATCAGGGTGTTGTGGTGTTGTACGTTCATGTTGTTATTCCTTTTAATGTTTGACTCATAAATGCATGTTCGCTAATCGCAAAATATCGACGGCATAAAGAAGAGGAGCCGGAGCTCCCCTTCCCTCAAGACTTAGTTGCTACCACGGCCGTTCATCAAACGATTATCACGGCCGGTACGGCATTCCCGCTTGCGCGGGAATCTTGATGCTTAGTGTGAACGGTCGATCTGGTACTTCATGATCGCGTCTTTCGTCACCACCAGCAGCGGGATGAACATCTGACCGTTCTTGTTGGCGTGCAGGCCGACCACCGGCTTTTGACCTTCATCCAGCGGGGTCATGCGTTTGGTGCGGAAGAACAACTCCATCACCGAGCGCACTTCGTGCAGTTCCGGACGGAAGGTTTCCGGGAACATCGGCGTGCTGCCGACTTGGGCCAGACGGGAATCGCGGCCGGTTTCGAAGATGAAGACCAGGTCTTGCTCGCCGAAGTTAAACGGTTTTTCCAGCGTGGCGTTGTTCCACTGGTCCGGGTTGATCACGATGTCGGTGATCCGCACCTTACCGGGCGGCAGGTCCCAGTGCTGCGGCGACGAACCGTTATGGTACACGTAGCTCGACACCGGATTGCGGTCGTCTTCACGGTCCCACAGCAGGATCGGCTTGGCATCGGCACGCACCGCGGTGATGAAGCCACGGATGTTGAAGCCGCCGCTGTAGTGGTTGCGGTAGTCGAAGTACAGCTCCTCGGCCTGCGGCAGGATTTCCGCCATGAAGCGCTGCAGCGTGATCGGGCCGCCGTTGATTTCGAGTTTTTCCGGTTGGGCCGGCTTCTCGTTCTGCGTGGTCAGGTGGCCGAACAGCGGCTTCTTCTTTTCTTCCTCGACTTCCGGCACCGGTTGCGACCAGACCTTGCCACGGATTTCTTCGTGGGTCAGTTCACGGCGTTCGAGGGACGGGGCGAGTTCCATCTTCTCGAAGATCGCTTCTGCGCGTTGCACGGCGCCTTGCTTCGGCGCTGCCGTCGGACGCATGTAGTTGATACCATTGGTCATTTCCAGGAACTTCTTGGTGGCGACGTCGTAGCTGATGCCGGCGACGATGTTCTTGATGAACTTGCCGAGCGGGCTGTTCTTCACATCGACACGACCCGGCGACTGGGTCGCGACCTGCAGCCAGACGTAGGCGCGGCGCTGGTCTTGCGGCAGGGCATCGCGTTGACGCTTGAATTCCGCCAGCCATTCGAGGTGACCGATCCACTTGGCCTGGCTCTTGAGGCGGGCGTCGTGCTTGAAGAACACCAGGGCCTTGTCCAGCACGTCTTGGGTGACGTCCTTGCCGATAAACTTCGACAGGTTGCTGAAGGTCTGCATTTCGGTGGCGACGACTTCGTGCGCTTGGGACAGCTCGTGGACGAAGACTTGCTTGTTGATCACCGCGAAGTGTTCGAAGCCGCCCTTTTCGAATTCGCCGAAGTGTTCAGCGCTCGACAGGAAGTGGTAGCCGATGGCGGCTTTCTCGACCAGGTCACGCATGGTGGTCACTGCTGCATCGAAGGCCGGATCGGTTTCCGTCGGCGTGTCATCACGCCACAGCACCGATTGCAGCTGGCCGAAGGTCTCGGTGGCGGTCGAGATGCGGACCAGGCCGCCGCTGCGGTTCAGGAAGCTGCGGCAGCACGAGCAGTTCATCTGTTGGCGGATTTCCGCCGGCAGGCTGTTGAGGTAGGCGTCGAACAGTTTACCCTTCGGGACTTCGACACGGAACAGCGGCTCGTTGCCGTTGACATGGGCGTCGTAGTTCGCTTGGGCGCGCTGGGCGATACGGTGGAACAGGCTCGGGTCGTACGGTGCTTTGACGACGTCTGTGTTTGCTGCGACTGCGGTTTCAGACATGACTTCTTTCCTTATTAGTTATTGATAATTGTGTTACTCTTGGGTTGCTGCTGAACTTCTTTGACAAATTCTTCAATTTGCTGCGGGGTTTGGTGATTGACCCACTGTTCAAACGAGAACATGCTCATTCGCTTCTGCCGGTCACGACATTCCTGCATGAAATCACCCAACGCTTTGCCTGTCAAACCGGTGATAGCGGTAACAATCGCGCCATTCCAGACTTTCTTGGCTTCGCGCGCTTGCTGATCCTCGGTCTGTTTGATGATGACCAGCCCTTCTAGACCAGGGAAATAGTCATAAGACTTTTCAAGCCAGTACGCTTTTTCCTTGTCACGCTCTGCGGATTTATCGCCAGGCGTATACTCCAGCCACTGATACTTCTCCAGTTCCGGCTTCATCCCCAGCCAGGTCAGGAACGCAGTATACGACTTACGCTTCGCGTCCCGTGCCCGTGACTTATGGTTCCGGCTCTCCAGCAGATAGATACGTCTGTTGAAGTACCGGGTGGAAGCCGCAAACGTAAAGACGTCTTCCTGGGTTTCGAAACCACGGCTGAAGCGACCATGGTCGTAACCCAGGAACTCGAAGATCTGCGCGACATCACGGCTTACCAGGATCTTTGCAAATGGTTCACCCTTATCGTTAATGAGCTCTTTCCAGAGACCATCCCAGCCGTACTTGAAACCCATGCGTTCGGCGATGCGGCCCATGAAGTTACCCAGATCGTTGAACGCATAGTACGTACGAGCAGTATTGAATTCATCCCGATTCACTAGGATTAAGTCAACTTGCAGACCCATGATGTCGAGAGACACCGAGAAGCACTCGGGACTGATTGCTGGTACTTCGTCGTCCCAACGATACGACAGCGGCGTACCTTTGAAACGGTTGATGACGAGATTCTGGGGCATGAACGCTTTGTGCATTTGCTGTACCCAGTCACTCGGCAGATTGTCACGTTCGATCAGGATGTCACCATCGCCGAAACTTTCCTTCTTGGCGTAGGCGGTCACTGCGGTCAGGTGCGACCAC